TGATAACACCAACAAATGAAGTAATGGTAAACTATCTAAACGAAGCGTTAGATGAGAAGATCTTCTACTTAGAAGACACGTACAACAGAGACTTTGGTAAAGCTATCATAGTTATGTATCATAAGATCATAACATTGACTGATAAGTTATTGTATACGTTGTATAGTTTACGGCAGTTAGATCTGTCACCCAAGGCATACAAAGATGCTATCTATATAGTAGTAAGTGGAATGGAGGACTAACAGATGACAGTTAATGAACTAATAATACACATGCTTAGACACTATCAGCTAGACAATCGAGTGCTAGTACACACAGAAACCAAGGGAGAACTACTATTCTGTGAGGCTGTAGCTATCCACCGGATTGACAAAGATACTATAGCCATAGTAGGTAAGAAGGGTGAGGACGATGAAGCTTAACTTAGATGTACAAGATAGACTAAGACTAGCTCATGCATCTGTATGCCAAGAGGAGAACAAAAGAATGCGTGAAGTATTCAACATGAGAACCTACAAGGAAGGTGATCAGTGGACACAACAAAAGAACAGACAAATAACTGGAGCTAAGGGAGGTAAACAAAATAAACTTAAGAGGCTGTGGGTTAAAGAGAGGACAACAAGATGATTAAGCTACACTTAACGAATAAGCATGGAGGTTCACCTCTACACATGTATCTCAAAGGAAACTTTACTGTGTATGAGAGGTTAGACGAACATGAGTACAGAGAAAATGATCTTACTACTGTGATCATGGATGGACTACACAACAATGGAGGTTGGCACGTAGAAGAATCTGTGGAGGAGGTTAATCGTATGATTAGTGAGCAACTTGATTAAGCTACATGGAGTTGGCCCAGATAACATGCACTACAGTCACAATTATTTCGTGATACCTATAGCATACGAAGACACAAAGGATCTCATACTCAACGTACACTACGCCAGACGTATGCCTTCCGTATCGTATGCCTTCGGTTTGTATCGAGGTACAGATGGTCTACAAGGTATATGTACATTCGGTTCACCTGCTTCGCCTTGGTTGTGCAAGGGTGTGTGTGGTGAAGAACACAAGTCTAAGGTACTTGAACTCAACAGAGTAGTGCTAGTAAACAACAGACCTAACGAGGCAAGCTTACTTGTAGCTAGATCTATTGCATTACTACCTAAGCCTAAGGTATTGGTAAGCTATGCTGATACAGCACACGATCATGTAGGCTACGTATACCAAGCAACTAATTGGTTATACACTGGTGCAACCAAGCCTCGCACTGACATAGCTACTGTGAACGGCAAGCACCCTAGGCATCATGCAGGTGACAGGACTAAGCGTGTTTACAGATCAGCTAAGCATCGCTATGTGTACATGCATGGCAACAAGAAAGACAAAAGATTACTAACTAAGTGCCTACGTTATGGCACTGAATCATATCCAAAGAAGGAGATTATACAATGAGTGGAGATAGAGTACCCGACCTAGATGAGAACGGTAAGTTTGTATGGTATGAGCCTAGCATACCAGAAGGTTTTACTGATATAAGATTGTGGGACGTACTGTTCACAGTACATGATGACAATGGCAACCCAGTTGAGAGGCCTGACGGAGGCATAATGTTTTACACTGCACCCAAGCTAGACTTTGGTAGCTGTGAGAATGACGTAGAACTAGACGACTTAGTACAAGAGGAGTATTAATATGAAGAACAAACCTTATTACAAAAGCAAACCAGTAACAGTACAAGCACGTAAAGACAGACGTGATGACATCATAGCTAAGATAGCTACAATAATATTTGTAGGCTTTGCTTTCATCGGCATGGGATATATCTTTTCCCTTGCTATATTTTCACTATCCAAATTGTTTTAAGAGGAGACAAACACATGACTAAATATAATCTATGCGTAACGCACAACGACAAGCTATGTAGGATTACTACATGCAAGACACCTCAAGGTGCTAACCTAATGTTACAGATACTCCAACGAGTGTATCCTAAGTATGACTTCGAGGTATCAGAGAAGGCAGTAAGTACAGATCTATCTGATAGAGATTCAGAACTACAACAAGACTTACGACACGTACTACTTAACCCATACGAATACCGAGGCACTGAGTCTCGTTTCGTTGTGATAGATGGAGGTGTATGATGTCTATCAGTACAGCACTAGAACTCAAAGTACTTAATATGATACAACAAATACTCCCTCGCACAATCATGAAAGATAATGCAGAACTGAAACAATTACTCAAAGACATTAATAAAAACTTAAAGGAGAATAACAAATGAAGAATCATACACGACCAACAAAGAAGTTTAGTCAGAAGAGATACATAACCTTAACAAAAGATGATACAGTAAAGGTTTTAGATTTGTACAACGCAATCAATAACATGTTGAATGATGTAGGTGAGACACTAGATGTAGATCTTAGTGCGCTAAAAGATATTAGGCACAAGAACAATGACATAGACCACCTATTTAACTTTAGAGCTAAGGTTCAAGATAACGGTGATGTATGGGCTTGGGCTGATAGTGTACTACCAGATGACGACAAGGCGTATTACTACCGTGAGACAGACTAGTAGTGCTTGTATGGTTTGAGACGTTAGTAAAATGGTTAGTAATACTAATAGTAATATATGTACTCTTCGGAGTAGGTAGTGGTATACTTTAGAAAGGAGAACGAATGGAACTTAAACCCAGTAATACTATTGAGTATGCGTGTGAATACTACATGCGAACACCTAAGTATTCTGCTTTAAGTCAGCGTAGCAAGTATGACTATGATTTAAATCTGCGTCATGCTTGCGCTACCAAGGTGCAAAACAATAAAGCTATAGGTAATATCAAACTAAAAGATCTAAAGTTTAAACATATAACATTAGGTTATGATACTTGGTTGGAGAGTAAGGGTGTACGTCAGGCTAACTACATAGCTACGTGTCTAGGTATCGTATTCAATACAGCGATACGACACGAGGCTTTGCTTAGTAATCCTGTATCCTTACTTCAACGTACTAAGGAGAAGAGACGTAAAGTTAAATGGACTCAAGATGAAGTGACATCTTTCTTAAATACAGCTTACAGTAACTGGGAATGGCGTAGCATTGGTCTGATCGTACACATGGCATACGAGTGGGCGCAACGTGTAGGTGACATGCGCCTACTTACATGGAACAACCTTGACTTAAAAGAGAAACGCTTAGACTTAGAGCAAAGTAAACGTAGGGCTGATGTGCATCTACCTATCAGTGACACACTATGTAGTATGCTAATACAACAAGAGACTGACTTCGGCTTCCAACCTTACGTAGCACCTCGCCCTGAGCCTTATAATGGTGTCTATACAGCGTATCATTCAACGGATATACACAGGTTAGTAAATGAAGTTAAAGAGGAAGCTAAGCTATCTAAAGAATTAACTGCATTAGACTTACGTAGGACAGGTATAACCGAGATGGTTGAGGCAGGTGTAGATACACTAGGTATCATGCAAGTCAGTGGACACAGTAATCCGCAGAGTGTTAAGCCTTATCTAGTCAACACACTCAAGGGCGCAAGCAATGCACTAAGTAAAAGGAATGGAGACAAATGAATTTAAAAGACTTTGTAGACGGGCTATGTCTAGGTGAGGGTGAGACTACACGTTTGTCTTGCCCTAACTGTCATGGTAACAATACCTTCACTGCATCTAAGGAAGGAGGCATGGTGGTGTACAACTGCTATAAGCTAGGGTGTGGTGTGCGTGGTGCAGTTACTACAGGCATGACTGCTCTGGAGGTACGTAACCATATGCAGAACAGAGACATGCCTATACGTAAAGAGTTAGAGCCTATGGTGTACCCTGAGTATATCGTTAATCCTACAGCGGAGCACACACTACTACATAAATTTTCTAAGCGTTGGGATCTTACCAATGAGGACATGTTGTATGACGTTAAAGACAGACGTGCAGTCTTTCCTATAGTTGACAAAGGTGTAGTAGTAGATGCAGTAGGCCGTGCCTTAGATGGTGCTATACCTAAGTGGTACAGATACACAGGTAACGCATCAGTATACAAACGTGTATTAGGTACACCCAATGGTGTATGTGTGGTAGTAGAAGATGTGATCAGTGCAATAGCTGTGGCTCAGATTTCACCTAACACTACAGGCGTAGCTATCTTAGGTACGTCATTAGGCCTAGCTCAAATGGAACACATAGCAGATTTCTATAAGGTTATCATAGGGTTAGACCCCGATGCTATGTCGAAGACGCTATCATACAAGAGAGAAGTAGAGGCGTGGACAGGTAAAACAGTTAAGGCATTGAGGCTTGACGACGATATAAAATATAAGTTAGACACAGATCAAGATAGATTAAAGGAGATGATAAATGATGGAACTCGCACTCATTAGGACTTTGATGAACAAAGAGTTCTACGATAACAACAAGGGTATACGATGTCCTGATGAGTTGTTCAGTAAAGATGTTCGTAAGATGAAGCAGACACTAGACTATGCTATGACTACGTATGACCGTAGCCTGACTGCATCAGAGCTAGAGGCTTTGTTCTTTGCTAACAATAGCACTATGACTACTGCTACCAAGCAAGTGTATAGTGATTTGTTTAAACGTGTAGCTCGTGAGCAACCTATGAACCAAGACATAGCTGATGAGGTATTATCTAAACTATTTCAACAGGTGTTAGGTAATCAGGTAGCTAACATAGGATTTGATTACGTCAATGGATCTCTTGATAGCCTTGAGCCTTTACGTAACTTAGTAAAGAAATATCAGGATGACTTCACACCTAACCTTAACATAGAGTTTGGTGATATAACTATTGATCATCTACTCAAGGCTAATGCTATACAGTCTCAATGGAAGTTTAATATACCTAGCCTATCACGACAGGTAGAAGGTATTAGTGGCGGTCACTTAGTTATCGTAGGTGCTAGACCTAATACAGGTAAGACAAGCTTTCATGCATCTCTGTTGGGTGCACCTAATGGCTTTGCATCTCAAGGTGCTAAGTGTTTGATATTGTGTAATGAGGAATCGTATGAACGTGTAGGTGCACGTTACCTCAG